AAGCAGGTTATATTTATGATTCAACTCTTGTTTAAAAGTTAAGGAGAATATAAATGTCAATCAATCCAGATGAATTAATTAATGTAGAAGGCTTTGGGGGAAGGACACCTTTTGAAAGACCAGTTCCCGGACAGTCATTAACAAATGATCCTGATACTAAGTATCCTTGGGAACAACCTCCTAAGTTTACAAACGTATCTTCTGCAACTATGGAAATTGTAGCTGATTCGTATGAAAAAGAAACATATGAGATGATTGCTTTAACATTAGCTGATGGAATGCCTGTAGGTAGTTTAGCTTCTATAATTTTACAAGCAGGCTTTCAAGAAGGTAAGTGGAATCCAGATTTAATGATGTTACTTATAGAGCCAACTATGTACATATTAGCAGCTATTGCTGAACAATGTGGTATTGATTATCTTTTGTATGAGGGTGATTCGTATGAGTCGTATGATGAAGATGATGATTTAAATGAACAAAAATCTTTAGAAGTTTTAGGTAAAATTAAACAAGATAGTTCAGACAGATTAAAATTTAAAGATTTAAAACCCTCTCAAATTACTAAACAATCTGTACCAGAAGAAGCATTAGAAATGGTTGAGAACTTTGAACCCCCACAAGAACTGGTTAGTCTTTTGGAAAAACGTAAAGAAGAAAAAAATAATAGTTTATTAGAGAGAACATAAAATGGTAGATAAAATAGACCCAACAAATCTTTCCTCTGTAGAATATGGAAGTCAGTTGTTGCAACAAAAACAAAGACAAGAAGAAGACTACGCAAAGAAAGTTCGTAAAGATCAAAAAATTGATAACTGGTTAAATACAATAACTACTTTAAATGACATGGGCAGAGATAGGGCTATGCGTAATGTTAATGAAAGAATTAGTAGTTCTGATCCTACTATGGCTAGAGAAAAAGCTGAAATTGCAGCATTCAATAAAGAGTATGATGCACAAGCAGGGTGGAGAGATTCTATAGATGGTATAGGTTTAGAGGGTTATGCTCAACAAGAAGCAGATACATTTTTAAAAGCAGGAAAGTATTCTAATGTTTCTGAGGATTTAGCAGGCTTACAAACATTAAATGATGACTTATATAAACAGTTTGTTAAAGACAGAGACTTAGTTGCTAAATATAAGTTACAACAATATAATGCTAATAAAATTTCTAAAGGAATAAATGAACAAGAGTATTTAAAAAACTTAACGGATTGGAGAACTTCACCATTAAAAGGTAATTTATTTAAAGATACAGCTCAACTTTTCGGATTAAATAAAGATAAAGCAGAAATGGCTTTAGAAGATTTACTTGATCCTAGTGGTGCTAAATATAGTGAGGAGTTAATTGCAAATAAAGTTGGTTTAGAAAAGTTACTAAGTGCAAAAGATAAAGATGGTAATTTAATTTGGAATCGGGAAGAAGAAGAAAGATTAAGAGAATCTTTGGTTGGTTTTGGTGATGTAGCTGCTCTCAGAAAAAGAGATCAAACTGCAGAGGTTAAAAATGTATATAATCCATTTGGTACTCCATCAACTTCTGTAGTAAGAACTGTTAAAGAAACAACTCCTTATGGTACAAGAGAAGATGTTGTGTATACAAATAATGATGGAAGTTATCAAAATATAGTAAATGGTACAGTTGTTGCTAAAACTAAACCCGAAGTAGCTCTTGCTGCTCAAGTAGTTTTAGGAGAAATAGCTGCTAATTTAGGTGAAAATTCTACACAAGAAACTATATTTAACCAATTTAAAAAAGATCATTACGATCTTTATGCAAGAGCGTACACTCTAAAGGCTATAGACTTTCCTGCAGGATATACAATTCCTACTTTATCTAATGCTGATAAAAATATGGCAGGAGGGGCTGTTAGGTCTATAACGGAAAGTAAACTTGGAGATTCTGAAACAGGATTCTTTAAATCTTTTAAAGAAACTTATTTAGAACCTGAAGAGCTAGATACGAACCAAGCAATACTATATGATAATTTTATTAATGGTGTTGCTGAAAGCACAAAATATTATATGAAATTAGGTAAGCCTAGTGACGAAGCTTCGCAACTTGCTTACAGAGAACAAATAGCAGGATGGGAACAAATTAAAAAGGGAGGTATGTTTAGTTCAGATGTCTTTAATTACAAACGACAGGCTGCCGGAACTTTAAGAGGACCTAGACAATCAGATGATCAAACAGAAAATAAAGTCGTTACTAGTATCCCAGATAATTCTACAGTTGTAGCTACAGATGGAACTGATGAAGCTTTTACAACTGGAACAGAAAGTGTACGGAAAGAAGTTGTAAATAATCTTACTGGTAATTCAAACTTTATGGCAACTTATACTGAAGCAAACTTTCAACAGAAGAATAAAATTCTAGATGCTGCAGCAAGAAGGCATCCGGATAACGTAAGAACTTCAATGGAAGATTTTGTAGAAGTTGGCGAGTCAGTAAGGCTTGATGGTGCTAAAGGTTATATCTCTTGGAATGGTTCTCAGTTTGAACAAAGTGGAGTTGTTTCTTTCTTTGGTGCAGTAGAAGGAACAAACAAACAAATGACATTTAATGACATCCCTGAAGGAGAAATGAAAGATTTAGTGAGGGAAAAAGCAGTAACTTTATATGCAAAATATGCTAGTCAAGTAGATGAAGGAGTAAGTGTTTCTGATCCTGATAAACTATTTAAAGGTTCTTTTGCTCAAGAATATGGTTTGATACCTGCAGCAGCAGAAAGATTTTTAGGTGGTGGTTCACCTTCTCAAATAGCACAACATAGGAATCAACCTAAGTTAAAAGAAGCAGATAAGTTAGTTGATATAGCAGGTTATTCTTTCTTAGGAATAACACAAGGAGATGCTTCTTTGGCTCGTCAATTTTTAATTGATGCCATGGTAGATGCTATGCCGACAGAACAAGATAGGTTAATAGCTGCTAAAAGAATTATACCTGAACAAAGAACAGCGTAAGATATGTCTGAAAGATTAAATGATGGATTTGATGATCTGTTTACTATGCCTATAGTATCGGAAGACAATACGTTATCTGATTCTTTAAACAAAGAAGAAGAAAAGAAAAAAGAAAATACATTTGATGATGATTTTGATGATTTATTTTCAGATTCTTTTGACAAGCCTTTAGATATACCTGAACCTTTATCAGGTCCTGAGCCTTCATTTGCTCGTAAGTTTGATTATGGATTAGAGCAAGAACAAACAATACTAGGCAACCTTGCACAGTCTTTTGTAGCAGGGGCAAAATCTTTAACTCGTTCTGGTTTAACCTTTGAAGAGTCTTTACGAGAGTCTGAAAGACAAAGGCAGGAAGATATATTTAAAGAGTATCCTGAGTTTAAAAATAGACCAGAGGATGCTGCTGTTATGACAGGAAGGATAACACAAGCTTTAGCTGATCCTTTACCTTGGGTAATTCCTTGGACTAAAATTGCTCAAGCAGGAAGAGCAGCTACTATAACAACTGGGGCAGGATTTGCTGTAGGTGATGTAGCATTAAGAGAAAAAGTTTTATATGGGGAAGTAGACCCATCTAGTGTTTTAATGGCAGGTGTGTTTGGAGGAGCAGCTACATATGGTGCGGATGTTATAGCACGTAAATTTATGAAACCCGATACAGCTTTAGATGCAGAGTTTGTAGATGCTTCAGGAACTGTTAAGACTTTACCTAGTAAAATAAAAGATGAGCCTGATTATGTAGCAACACCGGAAGAACAAGACGTACTAAGAGAAGTAGGTAGGGAAAGATTAGCATCAAAATCAAAAACCCAAGAAATTTTTGATAGTGGTCCTGATTCTTATCAAGTTGTTAAAAGTGCTAGTTTAAAAATATCTTCTTATGAGGAATTAGATTCACCTTTAAAAATAACTAAACGTATAGAAGAATTAAAAAAATTAGGTGTTAATGTATCTCGAACACAGTTAGAGAGAGAAGCAGCTTTAAGAAAAATAGAGGCAGATAAAGCTAGAAAAACTTTAAGTTCTCAAACAAAAAAATTAGTACAAACAGCTACTGATTATGCTAAAGAACAATTAGATGATTTAGAAAAAACAGGAACTAGAATAACTTTAAGCGATGGGCTAATTAGAAAATTTGTATATGAAGGAACTAGACCTCTTTTTGGTGGGGTAAGTGGTGCTATAGCAGGATCATATCTTGGTGAAGATGATGATGATATGTTAATGTATACTTTTATGGGTATTGGTGCAGGTCTAGGAGCATGGCAGGGGCAAGTGCAACGTAGTAAGTTTTTAACTAAACCTCAAAAAAACATTATTAAAGATACATTAGATCAAGAAGCTAGGTTAGCTACTAATACGTGGCTTAAAATAAATACAGCAGGAACGCATGCTGCACGTTTAAATGCATGGGGAGGAGCATCATCTTTGTTTAGTAAACTTATGTACAAACAGATGGGAGCTTCTTTAACAACAGCAGGTGCTATGCCTGTTGAGCAAAGATCAATAGCAAATGTAGGTAAGTTATTTAATATTATACATGAAGATGTTTTAAGAAATGTACCTAGAGAAATGCTAGAAGATGTTGGTAAATTTAGAAATGGTTTTACAACATTAGATGATCTAGCAAAAAAATATACTCCTGAAGAACTAACTTTAATTCAACAAGCTTCACAAAATATTAAAGATTTTACAGATGAGTTAGGAGGGGCTGTATCTGAGGTAGGTATAGATTTTAAACTTCTAGAAAATTATGGTCTTACGCAAATGTGGGATTGGGATAAAATTTCTAAAAATGCAGAGACATTTGGTTATAGGTTAAAAGAAGCATGGGCTGTTCAAACATATAAGTTAGACCCAACAGATACAGATGCGATAAGAAAAGCTATTGAGGAAGGTGGAGATGTTTTTGAAAATCAAGTTACTGATGTAATGTCAGGGTTAGCAGGAACAAGAGCCACGACAGCATTTGATGAGTCGGGTAATGTTGTTATACCTTTGTTAAAAAACTTTGAAAAAGAGCGTGTAATCACAGATCAAAATGCTCGTGTGATGTTACAAGATTATATTATAAATGATCCTAGTAAAACATTAGGACATCTTGTTAGTCAAACTATACCTAGTTATGAGTTTGCAAAAACATTCGGGGCTAAAGGAGAGTTACTTAAAACTATACGTAAAGAAATACATCAAAAGTATAATCCTACTAGGCAAGGTACAAAAACAACAGAACTAGAACAGAAAGAAATACAACACATTAAAGATAGTGTGAATGCTTACTTTGGTTTATTTGGAAATAGATTAAGCAATGAGACAGGTCATATAATGATGGCAGGCTTAACAATGCTAGGTAATAGTACTATGCTAACTCGTGTATCTATACCTAGTTTAGGTGACTTAATACAACCTTTACAAAATAGTGGGTTTATGCCTATAATTAAAACATATGCAGCAAAAGCAAAAGCAAGTAAACTTTTTGGAGGAAAGCAAGATACATTTTCATCTGAGGGTTTAGGTATTAAATATCAAAATGTTTTAGAAAGTGAATTACAAGCTATCGGCTTTGGAGTAGACCCATCTAATAGAGCAGGGAGAATGATAAGTGATTTTAATTCAAACTTTTTTAAAATTGTACAGCTAAAAAGAATTACTGATTTTGCAAGGGGAGCAGCTTACGATGCAGGAGTCTTTAGAGCTTATGATATAGCTAAACGAGTTGGTAAGGGTAAAAAAATATCAGATAGTTTACAGAACGAACTTAATGCACTAGGATTAAAAACAGATGAACTACTAAAAATATCCAAATTTAAAAATGCACGAGAAGCATATGCTGATGTAGAGACTAAACAATTTTTACATAAAGCAGGATTTAATTCTTCGGAAAGGGATGCAATTATACCAACTGTAGGTAATAGATTACTTTTTGCACAATCTAATAACCCATTCGTAAGATCATTAGGACAATTCTTATCATGGGCACAAGCTAAAACAACACAGACAAATGCTTTGGTTAGTCGTATTGAAGATGGAGATGCTGCACTAGCGTTAAGAATGTTAGCTGCTCTTAGTATATATGGTGGGGTAAGAGAAATGCAAATTGCTTTCAGTCCTTCAGAGTATTATAAGGAAGAGGCTAATGTTCCTGAGAGATGGTCAACTAAATATGCGTTAGAAGCTATGAAATTATCAGGAAACTTTGTACCTTTTCAAGTAGAAAAAGTTCTTGGTCTTGTAGCAGGTCCGGGTGCTAGTGAAGGTTTAGGAGGTGCAATACCTTCATTAGGATTAACTAACGATTTAATTAAAGCTGCGGTTAGTGTACCAACTAATGTGTATCAAGGAGATTTAGAAGGTGCAGCTTCTGATGTACTAGATGTTACTCCTTTCGGAAGAGATTTTAAAAATTTATTATCGGGCGATTTTCCTATACAACCTATAGAGATTTATGATATTAAAGATGAGCCTAAAAGTTCCGGTAAAAGAAAAAGAAGACAATACGCAGAAGGTCTAGAAGTAAATGTACCTTACACAAAAGATGAACCAGAAGAAAGAGTTAATCCTTTTACTGGTGAGCCTTATACGGCAATTTATAAAAGAAGAGCAGGTTTATACGGAGGAGGTCGAGTACCTTTCGGGTTCGGGGCAGCAGTTGCATCATTAGCTAGGCAGGCTACAAAACATAAAAAGGTAGATGAATCAAAAGAAGCTTTAGAAGCTTTAGGAGTTGATGATATATGGAAACAAAATTGGGATAAAGAAAGAGAAATTATAGTAGCAGAAAGACAAAAAGAGTGGGGTATAAATAATAAATTAATTCGTAAACCGGAAGTTGAAGAAAGTTTAGCTAAATTAGCAAATAAAGAAAAAGATATATATGATCATATTAAAGTAGTTTCGCAAGTAGACCCTGTTGAAAATTGGAACTACGTACCTCCAGTTGCTTCTCAGTTAGATATTGCAGGTGCGTTAGATAAAAACAAACTTAAACATGGTATTGTATACCTTAATAAAAATATTGAAGAAAATAAAACAGTTGGTTTACGTTTAGATATACCGGCTTATAAAAATAAAGATGTTTGGGTAGCAAGTATACATCCTAAAGGTGAGAAGACTGTATATGCTCAGACTGGTTGGATTAAAAATGCTGTATTTGGTAATGAAAAACTTAGTGGAAAAAGTTATGAGATAGCAGCAGGTAAAGCAAAAAGCCCTATAGCGGTTATTGAAGGACAATGGAAGAACCATGATCCAGAGGCTTTACAAAAAATGGCGATGCAATTATTAAATGATCAAGAATGGACACAGGTTGGTTACAATCCTTTTAGGGTTGGTTATTTTTATGATAGATCAGACCTTATGCCTGTTATCTCTGCAAGTGAAGTTATTCAGGTTGGACCTTTTGTGATTGCTAAAAATGTCAAGAAAGCAAAACCAACAGATAAAAGGTTTGAGATAGAAGTAGGTGATAAGAAATTTAATTTTAACCAAGGTGGATTATCTCAAGGTATGTCACCTGAAGATGAAGCCCATTTAGTTTACAAAATGTTAGGGTCATGAAATACAACCACTTCCTAGAACACCTTGAACTTAGAGAAGGTAACGAAGAATGCGTATACCTTGATACACTAGGCAAACCTACCTGTGGTGTTGGACATCTCTTGACTGAAAGAGAACGTAAATTCTATCAAGTAGGGGATGAGGTTTCAGAAGAACAAAGAAATGCGTGGTTAGAACAAGATGCTGCAATGGCATGGGAAGCTGCTGCTCAACAGATGCAAGACTTACGTATAGAAGATACAAACTTTATAATTGCACTAGGCTCAGTAAACTTTCAACTAGGTACAAGATGGATGAATAAATTTCCATCAGCCTATAGAGCCTTGGCTAGTAAAGACTATGCTGAAGCAATTCGTCAAGTCTCAACAGGTTCAGGCAAGGATGGACAATCTAAATGGAAAGAACAAACACCTGTTAGAGTAGAAGATTTTGTTCTAGCTATTGACAAACTAACATAACAACCCTATAATGATATTATATTTAGAAGATCAATTGGAAGGATGCTACAGACAGTATTGCATTCACCAAGTAAAACAAGATATGCCTTTCATGAGTCTAGACGATTTTAGAAATATGTTTGAAGACTTAATGGAAGTTATATATAAGGACGAAGAAGTATGAAAGATATGTTAAAGAGTTTAGTAGGAGCAGTAGCACCTACAATAGGTACTGCACTAGGCGGTCCTATGGGTGGTATGGCTGCGAATATGATAGCTGATGTACTTGGAGTACCTAATACACCAAAGGCTATTGAGAAAGCAATACAAGAGGCTACACCTGAACAGATGCTTGAACTTAAAAAGGCTGAACAAGAGTTTGAACTTCAGATGAAAGAGCTTGATGTAGATGTATTTAAACTTGAGACAGCAGATATACAAGATGCTAGGGGTAAGTTTAGTAAAGATTGGACAGCTAGAATAGTAGGCGTATCTGTAGTTGGTGGCTTTATGGGTTATATATTTTTAGTAACTCTTCAGCCTCCTGAACAAAACTCTGAGGCTCTTATAAACTTAGTGCTCGGTTACTTAGGAGGATTGGCTAGTGCAGTTATTAGCTTTTACTTTGGAGCATCACATAAACAAGACTAATGAAACAGAAATTAAAAGACGTTATAGCAGACGGACGATGGAATTGGTACGGACTCGCAGACGAAGAAGAAGACTCTCAAGATAATTGTTACAAAGGATTATTTTGGAATCTTGAAACAAGAACATTCCTACGATGGAATGAATTAAAAAAGAAAGGAAAATCAACTGAAGGAAAAAGCACAGAGTAGCATCTGCGTTGTATGTATTGTTGGTTGGATGTATTTAGTAGCTTCGGGATACTACTATTACTTCTAATCACTACTTAGACTAGAAAAAGCAAGACCCTAAAAGAACGCTATTGTTAGCTTCACAGGGAAATTGCACGTTAAAATTGGAGAAGCATGAAAAAATTATTAGGCACAATAGTTTTAGGGTTATTAAGTATGTCTGTACTATCAGACCAAACAGGTGATTGTACTGCAGGTGAACAGTACTGTGAGCAGAATAGTTTAGATACAACTAACACAACGACTACAACAAACACCAACACGAATACAAATACAAACACCAATACAAATAATAATACAAACGTAAATACAAATACGAATAACAATACAAACACTAATACAAATACGAATGCTAATACAAATGTTAATACAAATACCAGTACTAACAATAATACAAATGCTAATACAAATGTAAACACTAATACATCTACTGCTACATCTGAAAATACTAATTCAAATACCAACGTCAGTACATCTACTAGTACAAACAACTCAACAGTTAATCAAACTGTAAACAATACAAGTAACAATACAAACAATAATAACTCAACATCTACAAGCACAAACAATAACACAAACGTAAACAAATCTACGTCCGAGTCCAATGTCACAACTGATAACACGAATAGTAATACCAATAACAACAATACCATATCTGATAATACTAACAGAAATATTAACCAATCAAATTCTACCCAGACTATAAATCAGAATGTTAAAACTAAAGCACCTCCGGCATCTGCTATTGCTCCTAGTATTATGTCTTACTCTCAAGACCTCTGTACAGTTGGAAGATCAGGAGCATATCAAGGACAGGTATTTGGATTTTCTACTGGAGGCACAGTTACTGATGAGAACTGCGAGCGACTTAAACTCTCTAAGTATTTATACGACACAGGTATGAAGGTAGCTTCAGTATCTATACTGTGTCAAGATGAAAGAGTTTTTAGTGCTATGGAAATGGCAGGTACTCCTTGTCCTTATCAGGGTAAGATAGGTAAAGAAGCTTCTAAAGCATGGAAAGAAAATCGACAAGATAGACCGGACTATGAGCAGTTAAAAGATAAATATATTAAGCATTGTAAAACTACAAGAAATGGAAAGGGTAAAAGAAAATCAGGAAGAACCTGTGCAAATGAGTTCTATGCCTCAAACTAAAAGTGTTTGGCAACAATTACTTGAACTCTCTGCAGCACTTACAGTTAGTATCAGCTTACTCTTACTCTCTTTAAACTTAACAGCTACATATATTTACGAAGGTAATCAAGGTCTTATAGACTTAACAGGTGTAAGTGGTACGACATCACTAGCAGCAGGAGACGACCAAGTCTCTAATGCTTTCAATCTTGGCTTTACGTTTGACTACTATGGTCAAGCATTTACACAAGCTAGAGTAGCCACAAATGGTTGCTTACACTTTAAAACTTCAGGTGCTTACTGTAATGACTACACACCTGACCCTCTGACAGGACAACACACATACACCTTGTATCCTTTGTGGACAGACTTAATTAGGGATAATAATTCTCAAGTATTAGCTAAAAGCTTTACAGATAAAACAGTCTTTGGTTGGTACAACATGAGAGAATATAATCGTAGTGGTTCAGACAATAGCTTTGAAGTTATTCTTTGGACAAACGACACATTTGAATTTAGATATGGTGCATTAGATATAATTAATCATGATGTTTTAATAGGTGAAGCAGGCAGCTCTTCTCAGCTTTATACTTATTATTTTCATGATGAATGTAATACTGGATCAACCAATACTGCTACTTGCTATAACTATGATTGGAATGACTCTGATAAGAATCAAAACTTAGAAAATGGTGGTTCTTTATATAGTGAAGGTTATATTGATTGTAGCAATCCTTTAAATAATACTTCTTGTTCAGGCTATGCAGATGCATACTTGTCTCAACAATGTGACATAGACTCATTATACGATACAAGCTGTCCTTACTATTGGGAAGCTTATGATGACCAACAATGTCAAGAAGACCCTCAGTATGCTCCGTTCTGTGCGGGATATACACAAGAAGCATCAGTAGCTTTCTTTGATGATAGTAATGTAGATTATGGATATGAAGAAGAACAGCATAATGATGGAGGAGGTTATGATGAAGACCCATATGCAGGTATGGTACTCACAGATGAAGAGTGGTACGAAATAGACGTAGAAGAATTTGGACAAGAACAAGTAGACGAATGGTTTGGTGACGACTTACAGTTTAACGAAGATGGAATGGTTGACTGGGATTCTACACCACACGAAGACTACATAGACATAGAACCTTTAATGGATGTGTGGGATATAGAACAAGAACATCACGAAGTTGTCACATACGACTTACTTCCTATTGATGAAGTACTGTTTATAAATGAATTAATAATAAGAGAGGAAATAGAAAATGAAATTGTACATGAAGAAATGGAAAGGGAAAGCTTTGAAACTTTGGAAGAGTTGGAAGAGTGGTTTGAAGAAGAAGTACTCGAAGCTGAAGAAAGTATTGAAGAAATACTGGCAGTTACTAACGAAGAGATTGAAGAAACTATTCGTGAAGAAACCCGTGAAGAAGAAGTCCACGAAGAAAGGGAAGTAGTTGAAGAACTATTTGCAGAAGAAGACGAAAGTAAACCTGAAGATGAACGTAGAAGTTCGGTTCGTGTCTCTGCTTTGGACGTTGTAGCCGGCACAATTAGAACAGCTTCTAACAGCGTTAGTAGTGCTACCTATACCAGTAGTAGTTCAAATAGCTTAAGTTCCTCTACGGGCACGTATGGAGCTTCTAGTGGTACTTCTAGTGGTGGGGTAAGTACAAGTAATTCTCCTAGTATGTCCGATCAAATAGCTTCTGCTAACGTACAGACTAACCAAGTCTTATCAATGAGTACAGGAGGAGAGTCTTCAGTTGGAGGTTCAACATCATTTAGTATTACACCGATGCCAACACTAGACGAGTCTTCACAAGTTATGATGGCTGATGTACAGGTCCAAGACATGCAAGGTGAGATTGACACAGCAGTCTCAGGAGTTATGACAGCTAGTGAAGCCGACCAAGTAGCTGACCAAATTATAGCAAACAACATTAAAGAACAACAAGACGAGGCTGAAGAACAACAAGAAGAGACAGGACAGTACGCAGATAGTACAACTCTTGTAGCTTACTTAGGATACGTTGCAGGCTTTGATAGCTACAAAGATGCACAGATACCACAACAAGATACATGGTACGAGCCTAGAGCAATTTATGCAGGTGCAATCTTAGATGATAACACACAGGCTTTTTATGGATTAGCAGGTGCTAGTCTAGAAACATTAGGTGATATGATAAACATGCAACCTAACTTATAACGGAGAAAATATGGAATGGTTTGAAAATAAAACTACACAGCTAATAGCCTTAGTAGGAATTGTAGGTACGCTTGCCGGTTTTGGATACACAGGTGCAGAGTATGTCAATAGGTTAGAGAATCTTGAAGCTGCAATAGGTGGGATAGATGATACCGAAGATGCTCAGAAGATTATTGAAGAAAGATTTGTAGCTATAGAAACTTCTGTTGAATATATTAACAAGAGTATTGACGAAGGCATAAGCCCATCTTTAAAAGTCATATCAGAAACTTCTAATGGTATGGGTAAAGATGTTGTGGCTTTACAAAAAGAAATAGAGTACCTACAAAACGAAGTAGATACTCTTAAGTCCGAGAACAAAAATCCTTTATCTAATTAATTTCAATCTTAGCATTAAGGGCATCCAGTTCTGACTCCAGTTCATTGTGGATGTTTAATATTTTTTGTCGTGCCTCTCTAATTACAGTTTCTATTATTTTTAAATCGTAACCTTTAAAAACTTTGTTAGCTTCTTTTAAAGGTAGCCCACTAGTTTCTGTAACTAAACGACCCTTGCTATCGAAAAGTATATGGAAGGATAATATGTTCGCTTCCGTTGCTTTCATTTTATATCTCCGTAAATGTTACTTTGTCTTGCTTACCTCTTAGTCCTGCCTTCATATAAGCTGTTGCTCTACCTTCAAAGAAGTTCTGATGTTCAACACCTAGTACTTCATCAAGCCAAGGTAAGGGGTTCTCTCTCTGATCAAAGTTAGTTTTTAATCCAAGTTGTAATAGTCTCCTGTCTGCAATGTATCTGTTATAAGCATACATATCTTTCTTTGTAAGTCCTTTCATGTCACCTAGTTCAAACACTAAGTCAAGAAACTTATCTTCCAACTCTACCATCTCTCTACATATTTCATACAGTTCTTTCTTGAACTCGTCTGTCCATATGTCTAGGTTCTCCTGTATAAATTCACGAAACAATTTAGTCATAGCCTCAACGTGTAATGATTCATCACGTATAGAGTATGTAACTATCTGCCCCATGCCTTTCATCTTTCCAAATCTAGGAAAGTTTAACAGGATTGCAAAGCTACTAAAGAGTTGTAAGCCTTCTGTAAATCCTGAATAGACTGCAAGTGTTCTTGCGATAGCCCGCTTATCTCTTCTAGTAGGTTTAAAGTCTTTAATATAATCATGCTTGTTTGCCATCTCTTCATACTCTGAGAAGGCTTTGTATTCTATGTCCGGCATACCAACAGTATCTAAAAGTAAACTGTAAGCATGCTGATGTATTGATTCCATGTTTGCAAAAGAACACATCATCATTCGTGCTTCAGGCTTTCTAAAGATACGCATGTACTTATCTATATATCCTGAACCCACATCAACATCAGACTGCGTAAACAATCTAAAGATTTGTGTAAGTAAATTCTTTTCTTCTTCGGTTAGTTCTTGCCAATCCTTGACATCTGTATGTAAGGGTACAGACTCAGGCAACCAATGCATTTGATTCTGCTCCACATACTTTTCAAACATCCAAGGATGATCAAAGGGTTTATAATATTCTCTGTTACTTAATAGGCTCATTTATTTATTCTCCTGTAAATAGTTAATTGCGTTTGTTAATCTTTCTGTGTTGTCTTTAAAATAACCAAGCCCTGCATTACAAGTACGACATAGTAACCCTCTTACGTTATTAGTTGTGTGGCAATGGTCTACACAGGCTTTAGTTTTAGAGGCATTTTCATCAAACTTAACAGAACAAATTTTACATTTATTATTTTGTTTTTGCAACATAATATTTCTTTCTGTTAAAGTTATACCATATTTTTTCTTTAACTCGTACTCTTGTCTCTGTAATTTTATTTTTTCTTTATTAATTTTATTATATTCTTTTTTTTGAGCATCTATTTTTTCTTTATTATCTTGATACCATTGCTTGCCATATTCGTTATAATAACTTTTTAATTGTTCTTTATTCTTTTCGTAATATATTTTATTATAAGTGTAGACTTTTTCTTTATTCTTTTTAACATAGTCGTTTTGAGTAGCACGTATTTTTTCTTTATTATTTTCGTAATATTTTTTATGTCTAATAGCTATTTTTTCTTGGTTGTTTTTGCGATATTCTTTATCATAAGCAGCTCTCTGTTCTTTAGTTTGAGGCATTGTCTTCCTCCATGTATTCGGCATACTTTTCAAGTAGCCATTTGTTAAATTCTTTTTTATATTCTTTTTCTGTGTAGGTTGTAGAGTGAGGGGTTTTGTTCTCATCACAATGGTCTAACCACATTCGTCTACAAAACTCACTAAATGAAGTATGCATTAAAACTCCTTAATAAGCAAGTCTAGCTTCTCTTGAGCAGTTGCCATCTTGTCTAGTAATACATCCATTGATTCAATAATATGTGGATGCTCTGCAACTCCTACACTTAATTGAAAATATGTATCGAGTTCTGTCTTAGCAATAGCTACTTCAGCTTCATACTTCTTTTTAAGTGCATCAAATCTTCCCTCATACATTGTATCAAATTTATCTTCTATCATATCTTATCCTTCACAACTTAAACATTCTACATCTTCAAGCTTAACTCTTTGTACTTTAACATTCACGTTCTCAGCATTACGAGCAGCATCTGATCTAAAATAATATAATGATTTTAATTTATTCATAGCATACCAATGAACATCATTGACATACTGCAAGTACTCATCATGAACTGCTTGAGACTCAGTAGCTTTAGGCATAGTGAAAAATAAATTTACACTTTGACTTTGACATACATAAGCTTGTCGCATGTGAGCATGTTCAACTAAATAGATTTGATTAATCTCAGTAGCTGTTTTAAATACTTCTTTCTCCTCATCTGATAAGACTTCTATTCCTTGTGCTGAACCATTAGCAATAGTCATATCTTTCCAAAGCTTTTCTCTTTCTTCTACACTTAATCCTTTCTTCTTTAGAAGTCGTTCCAAGTATTGATTCCGAACTTGGTAAGAACCCGATAAAGTTTTGTGCGTAAATACGTTAGCACGATATGGTTCAATGCTAGGGGAAGTGCCACCACATATAATGCTACTACTGGCATTAGGAGCAATAGCCATAAGATGAGCGTTACGCTTACTGCTACCATGTATATCAGGAGCTTCACCACGTTCTTTGGCAAGTCTTTTAGTAGCCTCCACAGATCGCTCTTTGATATGGGCGAACGCAACATTATTGATGCTTGTAGATCGTAAACCATTGAAAGGTAGTCCTTGACTTTGGAGTAAAGCATGAAAGCCCATCGCTCCAAGACCCACCGACCTTTCTCTATACGCTGAATAAGCAGCTTTAAGTAGTCCTTCTTTTTCTTCTCTAACATATTTTTTAAACCTCTCAAAATTTGCACTATAGCCACCAAGTTTACTCGTGTCTATAATGGCTTCAATAAAATGTTCTAATACATTGTCAAGCATTGTAATTAGATCATCAATAAACTGGTCATTCTTCTTCCACTTATCAAAGTGTTCTAAGTTGACCGAAGATAAACAACATACTGCGGTTCTCTCTTCATTAGTAGCTAGAACTATTTCAGAACACAGGTTGCTTTGATTTACTTTTAGACCTAAAGCTTTCTGTTCTTTAGGTAAGTGTTCATTACAGGTGTCTATGTTGACCATGTAAGGTTCACCTGTCTCTGCCCTAGCATTTAACATCTGCCACCACAAGTCTCTAGCACTTATAATCTTAACAGCTTCACCGCTCTTCGGATCAATTAACCTCCAGTCTTCATCACCTTTAACTGCATCTAAAAATTCATTAGTAATATTAATTCCATTATGTATATTTAAACACTTCCTATTTATATCACCGCCTGATTCTTTACGCATGTTAATAAACTCTTCGACTTCCGGATGTGATATATCCATGTAAGCAGCGTATGAACCTCGTCTAGTTACACCCTGATTAAAGGCAAGCATCTGAGAATCTACGACATGCATGAATGGGATTGAACCAGTAGAACGACTATGGTTAGAAGTACCAATACCATTGCTCCTAACATCTCCCCAATATCCACCGATGCCTCCACCTGAACTTGCGAGCCAAATGTTCTCATCATAGTGATCAGATAACCCACGCCTACTATCAGGTACGTAGTTGAGAAAGCAGCTAATAGGTAAGCCACGAGTTGTTCCCCCGTTAGAAAGTATAGGAGTACTAAACATAAACCATAGATCGGAACTGTACTCATAAAGTCTCTGTGCAAGATCAAAATCAGTTTCTCCTTTATACGTTGCACCAAAGACTGATGCTCTTGCGAATGCTTCTTGTGCATGTGTTTCTTCCTCCCAAAAATATCTATCCTTTAATGTATCTAAACTAAACTTGTCTAGTTTCTTTTCCTTGTCATAGTCTATAACTATTCCTAAGTAAGGCTTCTTGCCTATCTTGTCTTCGACCATTAGTCTTTCTCCTTGTCATTCAAATGTAATGCAATCAATGCGTAGTGTATAATTTTAAGTAGGTCTGCATCAGACTTACCATTCTTTTTACCATACCTCATAGCATACTTCATGATGTTACCTATACAGAAACCTTCACCATGTCCTGCATCAATAATCATATCGGTTGCTTGATACTTAGAGTGAGCATAGTGTTGTGTATAGGTGCTATCAATATATTGTTTAACACCATTTAAGTTTATGTTCTCATCAAATTTATATTCCATATTCTGTTATCCATTCTTTAGGTAAATTATATTCTGAGTACCACGTAAAGTCATTAGCTTCAGCCCACTCGGCATGACTTCGTTTAGTACCATCTTTTCTTTTCTTTGCTGCAGGCATAGCTGCTTGTGGTTGTGAAAATATAAAGATAAGTTCTTGATCTTTATTTAAACTTTTTCTTATCCAAATATATTTACTGTACTCTGCATGATCCCAAAACCTTCCTTTAGCCTCAAGTAAATACTCAACTCCATCTATTGTTCTGCGAAAGTCAGGCTCGTAGGTATGATCAACTGTATATTTAATTTTATCTCCATGATGCGACCACTCTTGTAAAGGCTCTACGTGTAGTTTATATTCCCAATTAGAATCATATCCTTTAGGCACACCCTTCTCTACAGGTCTAGCCTTTCTAGGCTTTCTATATCCTCTCATTAATGTATACTCACATCTTCAGGTATACCATCTAAACGATTGTCTATAAGTTCTGCCATCCTATCTAAAACAAAGTGATCAACCTCTTCTAATGATCCTCCTGCATACAGAAAGCTACCCAATACAATTATTATTGTAGCTAAATCTTCCTTCATTAGATCATTCTCTTCCATCTCTGAGTAGTTCTTCAAATCTAATTGATTCGACATCCTTGTTCTCCTTTTTATTTATCTGTTTAATCTTCTTTGCAAACCATTTAAAACTATATGCTGACAATAAAAACTTTCTATTTGCAAACACATGTCCTTCTTTAGGTAAGTAATCTTTAAAGTTCTTTTCATTTATAGACTTAGCTTCTTCAGGAGTAACCATACTTTTTAACCAATCAAGTAACATAAGTTTAGCATGTTGTCTTATTTGTTTTGCTTTCTTACCATTCATTTTCTAGTTATCTCCTGAACATTAGGTTCTTTTACTACCTTCGTTAAGTACATCAAGCCTTTCGAATATTTAAATACTCTTAAACCTTCACCATCATTAGCATCTTTGTGACATTCATTCTTATGTCTACAATAAGTACAACCCCTAGGAAGTTTCATGTTTCCTGCTTTACCTTCAGGTATAGTAGTATAGCATAATTCAGGCGGGTTGTCAAGCTTCAATGCTTTCTTTACCTCTCTTATTCTATTCTTTGCATTAGGTTTATCAAAGAAACTAGGTCTATGTAAAGTTAATTCACCACTCTCCTTATTCATTACAAGGAAACCACCTGACTTTGTCTTCTCTGCTTCTTCGTATCCTGATAGCTGTGCTAAATATCCGAAAGGATCATCGTCTGCTAACGTACCATTTGCAAACTTCCTGAATGCAAAACTAGATGCGGTCTTTATATCTACAACCTCACCATCAATCTTACAATCCATATGACCATGAACATTACTAACCTTAACTTGTTTCTGCTCATCAGAAACCTCATGACCGGAAAGTTTTACCAAGAACAACATGACCTCTTCTAAGATATGACCATACAAAAATCTTATAAACAAATGAGGATCAAGCTTCTGTGTTTCCTCTCCTTCTGACTTCATGTCATACCAAAGCTGCCTTAAAGGTTTACCTATGTTAGACATTCTAAGAGTTTCTTTATCTCTTGCTTTAGGTGTAGCCCAATGACGTAGTGCTTCTTTCATAGCGTTACCAAACTCGTCTAGTACTTCTTCACTTACATCAAGAGCCTCACCCTCGCCTAGTACAGCCAAGGTACTGTATATATCTTCAACTAATGTATCTAATTTTTTCATAATGATTCTATTATTTGTTTTGCTTTATCCTGTGTAATTTTAAACCACTCACCCTTTCTTTCTTCTGCAGATTTTTTTAATAAAGAATGTGCTTTAGCTTCTGCTTCTTTTCTATCATCAAAGAATTTACTATAACATAATTTGTAATCTCTAAAGGGGCTACTTGTTTGATATTGTTTACACCTATCTTCAGCATCTATAGCCATACCTACCTTTACCCAATTACTCCAACAAGGATTAGTTATAATGTATACATAACCCTCATCTGTTTTTTCATATCCTTTTAAAGACGCAAAGGCTGCACCTTCAAAAGTTTTGAATCTGCCTGCTTTATATAGTGGATGTTTTTGAGAAACATATTTACCATTAACATACATTCTTTTTAAGTTTGTTTTGCTGCTCCAGTTTTTGTGTAATTTTAAATGACACTTTTTACAATTATAATTACTTGTTTTGTATGCGTAATCGGAATAATTAGTTCCTAATACTAATTCAACACCACAAACAATACAATTTTTATTAATGTGTTTCACTCCAATCCCTCCCAACTTTATATTCACCATCCATAGGACAGCGAAGGTTATAATATTCTCCTGCTTTAATTATACAGTCAACTGCCATTTTACCTACGTTTTCAGAAAGGTCTTCTCTAACTTCCATC